TCTCCGGTCCAAGCGGTCACGTTACCTTGATATGCTGAACAAAACTAATTTGGTCGTCGTCGCCGCGCCACTCCCGGCAGATTTCGAGGGGACCCCGCAGGACTTGTTCGAGGCGTTCATCGAACGGCTTGAGATTCAGTCGCCAGTCGGGACCAACTTTTTTGTTGTGGGGGATGTCGAGCCGGCATCCAATCAAGGTCCGTGGCTCAAGGGCGGGACTAAGTGGTATGTTTTTTCCACTACCGATGGCCGCTATGTCCCCGCGGATATTTCCGACTCGGAATCTCCCCTCTTCACCGTGGGGCCAACCACGCCGGCCACGCCGGCCACTACCGACCCGCAAATTTGGCTCCGGACCAGCGGCTCCCGAGCGATTGGTTGGTATGCGTGGGACGGGACGACTTGGCGGGCATATTCGTCGGCGGCAGCCAGCGGCACCACTGCCCAGCGGCCTACCTCTCCGGTGGACCTCGAACAATTTTGGGATACCGACATCAAGTGCCTCCTCCATTGGGAGCGGGGCGCATGGAGGACCGTCTCGGGCACTCCCGGTGACGTTAAGTCCGTCGTTCAAGCCCAGCTTGCCGACGCGCTGGCATCAAACCCCGGATGGCAGTATCTAGGAGAGAGCGACCAGTCTTTGCGGGGCTTGGCAATTGCAGTAGCCTCGAAAGACCCCGGAGCTACTCCCGCGGCGTCATATCCCACGGATTCGGGGATTACCCCACAGGCGGCGGGAACTAAGCTCGGGGCCGAGACCATCGTTCTCGATAATGACGAGATTCCCCAGCATACGCATCTCATGGGGCACGCCACGGCGCTTAACTCGGACAACAATATCCAGTTACATCGTGTTGGGGATGCCGAGACGATTTCTATTCCGCCCATTATCCCGCCTAACTACTTTGAAGTGAAGGGAGAAGGGACCTCGAACGGAACCAAATTGGGCACCGCAGGCACGGGGAGCGCCGGGACCATGCTCATCACATCCCGACAAATCACGACCGCCGCCTACACGGGTGCCGCGGTGGCGCATGATAACTTGCCCCCGACCTTGTATCTGTGGCATTTAGTCAAACTGTGATTGACAACCGGGGGGTGTTCGGCTTATCTTGGTAAATGGACCATCGCCTTGTCATCTTGGATGATTTTTTGCCCAACCCGGAAGCGTTCCGGGCAGAGGCGGTCAAGGCTCCGTTTTACGACATTCGCGGTCCTGACGGGGAGATGTATAAACACATCAATGTCCGCCCGAGCAACGAGTTTGAACCGCTTCTCTCTGAGAAACTTGGGCGGAAGGTCAAAGTTGGATACAGCCTGCTTCGCGTGAACTACGAGGGGGAAGCCCCGAATGCCGCGATTCACACGGACAACACTTACGATAATTTTGCGGCAGTCTTGTATCTCAATCCCCCGGAGCAGTGTCGGGGAGGAACCTCCTTCTGGAAGTTCAAGAAATATGGGTTCACCCATTTTCCGAGTGAACAAGAAATCCGAGCCCGCGGGAAGAGTCCCGTGCGGGTCTATACGGAGATTCACAATGCCTACAATGACCCGACTCAGTGGGAGCAGGGTCAGGTCGCCGAGATGAAGTTTAACCGGATGGTTTGCTTCGACACGAAGGCGTTCCACAGCCGGTGGCCCATCGTCGCTTTCGGGGACTCTGTTCAGACGGCCCGGATGATTGTCGCTGTCTTTTTCAGCTTTGCCGAATGATTCGCGCACTACATTTTTCCGAGTTGCCCCGGATGAAGGAAATCGGGGAATCCTTCGCTAAGGAGGCCAGCTATCCCGGCGGATTCTGTCTCGACCATTTCGTCGAGTCGTGGGGCACCATGCTGAAGTTCGGCCTATCAGAGATTCTGGTTCACGAGAAAGATGGTCGGATTACTTCAGCGCTCGGGGCAGCGTTCATTAAGGACGGCTTTTCGGGTCGCCCGGTAGCGATGGAGAGCTTTTGGTATGTGCTCCCGGAATTCCGGAGCGCCGGGGTTGGGATGCCTCTTTTCTTCGCCTTTGAAGAGGCGGCACGGCTCCGCGAAGCCACACGGGTTATCATGGTCCATCTTGCCGAGCTAGCCCCGGCGAAGATGAAAGCCTTTTACGAGTCACAGGGTTATCGAATGGTCGAGCAAACTTTTTGGAAGGAACTATAACATGGGTGTCGCAACAGCAGTTTTAATCGCGGGTGCCGCCGTTGCGGCTGCGGGAGCTGCGGGCTCTGCCTATCTAAAGAAAAAGGCGGGGGACAAGGCGGCTAGCGCGCAGCAATCCGCGCTCAAGGGCCAAAAGAAAATTTTGGCCGAAGAGCTGTCGTTCGACCGGGTAAACCAAGCGGCCACGGATGCCGACCGGCTGCGGGCTCAGAACCGGCTTAAACTTCAAGAAGAGATTGACCCCGAGTTGGCGAAGATTCGTCAGCTCGGAAAAGAGCAGTTGCTTCGCGAGGCTTCCCGACCCACGGAATCCCTCGGGTCGCAGCAAGTTGCTGGTCAGCTCGTCAAAGAGAATCTTCAGACGGACCCCCGGATGGAGGCGCTCAAGGATTCTATCATTGGCCGCGCGCAGAGCGAGTTGGATGCTGGCGCTACGCTTCCTCCGGAGTTCCAAGCGGACCTCGTTCGTGCTGGCGTCACGGAGGGTGGCCAAGCTGGGTTTCGGCCAGAGGCGAAGACCATCGGGGGCTCTATCGCTCGGGCGCTCGGGATTGGTGGCGAACAGTTGAAGCAATCTCGCCAACAGCAGGCGGTTAGTTTGGCGGGGGCCGCGCAGGATTTGACGGCTTCTCGGGCTAACATTCTTTCTAGTATTTTCCCCACTATTAAATCTGCGGAAGACTCGCGCAAGCAAGATGCGGCTGCCGCATTCGGCATCGGAGAGTCCACTCTTCCGGAATCGGGATTGACCGGACGAGAAGCGGCCAATCTTCAGATGAATCGCGGCAATACTCTGTTGAAGATTCGCGGCAAGCAGGGCGACATCAAGGCACAAAAAGCTCTGAATGCTGGAGAGGCGAATGCGGCCTACGTGGGGGCAGCGACTTCGTTCGCAACCTCGGCACTTGGCGCATACGGTGGTGGCGGGGGTGGCGGAAGCCTCGGTTCGATTGGCCAAATGGCCGGCTCTTTCAGCAAAGGATAATTTATGCCCGGCATCGCAGACGCACCAGTAACGGCTCTCCAGACCGGCAACACGCCGGCTCAAGTCGCGGAATTCAGCGTGACTCCCGGAGTCGGGGACATGATGGCCGCATTCAAATCCGGCTTCATCACGACCGAGGACATCACTAAGCGCGCGGCAGAGAAGCCCTTGGAACAGGCCCAGCGTCAACAGGCGTTGGCCGACACGAATCTCATTCGTCCGAAGCAGCGCGAGCTTGCGGCAAAGCAAATGGATGTGGCCGGGAAACAGGCCGACATCCAGAGCAAGTCTTTGGAGACGCAGGCCACCGCACAGCCGAAGCTCGACGCGGCGTCGCTCATCAAGGCGGAGCAAATCTTGACGGAGGCTCAGAGGGGCAATGACAAGGGAGCCGTGCTTACCTTTTATCAGCAGGTCACATCGCCCGGTCAGATGCCGCCGAAGCTGTCCCCGGATGACCCGGACAGCGACTACGATTATGCCAAGATTGAACAAGAGAACCGGGCATTCTTGAAGAATCAGCGCGAGCTTCAAGCTGCGGGAAATCTGTCCAAGTTCGTAAAAACCTTTTCCTCGCAGCGCACCACGCCCACGGGCGGCACGCAGAATTTGGTCACTCGTATGGATGAGCGCAGCGGACAAATCCTCGGTCAACCGACCGTTATCTCTGAAAGTCCGAAGGACCGGGTTCCGCTCAAGGAAGCGGAAATCAATCGCTTGTCGCAAGCGGACATCGCCGCGGCGAACATCAAGGATGTCGAAGTTGCCTTCGACAATTTGGTGAAGAATCATCCGAATCTCGTCGGCCCGGTGGCTGGTCGGACAATCGGACCCGCGGCGGGCGAATACAACGCCTACTATCAGCAGCTTGAGAATGCCATCACCAAGACGGTCCCCGGATTGGCGCGTGGCGTGTTCGGCGAAGTCGGCGTCCTGACCGACCGAGACGTGGAGCGCTACACCAAGCTTCTCCCCTCGGCCAAGAAAGACCCCACGGTAGCCAAGGCAATTCTGAAGGATGTCAATGCGACGGTTCAGCGCGCGCGTGGAGTGCTTCTGGACAACTACGAGCGCAACGGCTCTGACGTGACCCGATTCCGAGGCGGGGTGGATTCGACGACTCCCGCCGCATCGGCAGCCCCGGCACCGGCAACCCCGACAGGTCCAGACGTTCCGGTGAAAGTCAACTCCCCGGCGGAGGCTCCCGCTACGGCCCGCTTGATTCAAGCGCCCGATGGCCGCATCTTCAAGAATCCAAATTACAAGCCCACGACACCCGCGCAATAAAATGGCCACCCCTATCACTGCGGCAGACCCTTTTGCTGGACTAGAATCCACGTCCCCGGCGTCGGCGGACCCCTTTGCCGGGCTTGAGCCCGTGTCGGCTCCCGCTGCGGATGCCTTTTCCGGGTTGACGCCTGCGGATGACTTGGATGTAAAGGATGAGCAGACGTTGGTGGATGACGATGCCTTCAGCCCGGCAGAATATCTTTCCGCGAATCCCACGGTCCAGCAGGACGCGGCGAAGTCTCAGAAATTGCTCAACGTCTATCGTGCGCGCCGAATTCGAGGACTTGAGGCGGGCAAGGTGGTCAAGGCGGCAGTAACGGAAACTCCCGGACTTATCAAGAAGATTGCGGGCGGCGCGGCGGACCTTGTAACCCGTGGGGTGGATATTGCCATTCAGCCTGCCGTCAACAAGGCATTGGGATTTGTTTTTGCGACCCCGGAAGAACGCAAAGGCATTGAAGAAGAGACGGGTCGTCGTCAGTTGAAGGCCGCGAGTCTTCCCTT